TGTACGAATTACCCGCATCGCATTTCCGAGTGAACACCTGGAGGTACCAAGGCGCGTTCTTCTCGGTGTCGAACAGGATGAAACCGTCGTTCATTGTCATTCCTATCTGATGGTGGAGTAGTCACGCATTCGCAGGGTGACCCAGATGATCAGCTTGACGATGCCAAGCATTCCGAAGGGGTGGACGGCAAGGTGTCGGGGCATGGTTTCGCAGAGGTGTTCTGCGAGACGTCCGGCTTCGACGGTTCTGGCGACCATAAGATTGGCTCCTTCTTTACTGTGTCCCAGTCGCTGTAGCGGAGGATGCGAGCGAGGCGTGCTTGTACGAGTGCGTCCGCTTCGGTGAGCTTGGCTTTCTCGAACTGCAGCTTCACTACCTCCCACATGTCGGCCTGAGTGAACCCACCAGGATCATTCTGCATGTTGGTGAGTAGCTTCTCAGCCTTCACAGGACCAACGCCTGGACAGCCCTTGTAGCCATCGCTCGTGTCTCCGATCAGCGTTTGGTAGAGATGCCAGTAGTTGGCTTCCACCTCGGTGACGTGCATGAGGTCCTTCCCGTTCCAGATGGTGGTCGGAATGGTCTTCATGTCCTTATCCTGGCTTACGATGATCTTCTGGGCCTTGCTCGTCTTGGTAGCCAAGATGCCCATCACGTCGTCGGCCTCAAGCCCAGGCATAGCCTTGGTCTTGTAGAAGGCATCCATCTTCTCGCGCATCACGCCGTAGCAGAGAGGCTTACGCGAGGCCGCGCGGTTGTTCTTGTAGGTGGGGTCGATGGTGAAGCGGAAGTTCGGTGGGGCCGAGAAGCACATGACATGCTCCTCGGTATCAAAGCGTTCGAAGATGCGGTCGATCATTCCGGTTAGTGTGTCCCACGCGCGGTTCTCGTTGGTGAACAGCACGTGGTTCTGGTCGTCCCAGCGGGTCTCGTGTTCAACTGCAGCAGTCGCTCTGAACACGAACTCGTCCCCGTCGATGAGGAGGAGCTTCTTCAATCAATCACCTCCACATCACGGAAGCCAATCAGGCCCTCGTTGAATACTTCGGTGGTGCTCCAGAACCGACCATCCTTCTGGATTTCTTGGAAGCTCTGGTTCCTAGCGAGCCACGCGTACGCAGCCCCGTGGCTGGCGAACACCACGTTCTCCTGGCCGATGTCCCATTCGCAGAAAAGGCGAAACATCATGAGCTGTAGAACTCCTCAACGTCGAACTCGCCATTGATGGTGAACTGGTCGCCCTCGGCTATGATGCTGGCCACGGTCTCGTCAGCGAGAGCTGGGTGTGCACGGGCATACGTGACGCCGTCCAGGTAGCCTTCGTCGTAGCCGTCAACCACAGCCACCTGCTGTTCATTGCACGCCACGTACTCACGCTCTAAGGCAACACCTTCAGCGACGCCCTCGCTGTGGCCACGCTGCCAGCCATTGTCGAACGCACCCGCAGTAGCACGGTCGCGGTTAGCCTCTCCGTCGATGATGCCCAGGTCGTAGCCGTCCTTCATGGCTTGGTCGATGATGCCATACAGCTGGCTGATGACCTCGGTGACCTGCGGTCCCACGAAAGCCTCGACGGCCTTCTTCATAGCGACGACGTTAATCTGTTGAACAATGCTCATTATACAAGGCTCCAATCGGTTGCGAGAACGTCAGTCTGAGATGCGAGCCAAGGCACCAAATGTGCGTCGGCAGTACGCATGTAGATGTAAGGCAGGGACATCTTTGAGTATGCGTCAGGAACCTGAAGACGCAGCCACATGCCTTTGCCATTCCAACCAGATCGAGAGACCGTTAGGCCCTCCTTAAGCGCGGCGAGCGCCTGTCCAAAGTCCATAGTTAGTCTTCCTTTTCGTTGAGCCACGTGAGGCCCTTGCTTGTGATTAGCCAAGTGCGGGCGAAGCGCTGGGCGCCCACCTTCGTTGTGATCAGCTGCAGGGAAGCAGCCATCGCTATGATGTCCGCCTCCTTGCGCGCCTTGTCGGATTTGACACGGACGTCTTCCCGCCAGCAGGCCTTGAGGACCTTGGTCAAACGGTTCAGAGCGTCCTGTGTCTCAATGGGTGTCCGCCCAGTTCGCGCCGGCTTCCCAGGCGCTATCGAGAGGGACCCGGAAGCCATAGGGCTCACCGGCTTTACGCGCGCACGCGACGAGGATGTCGCCGACTTCTTTTTCGAAGCCCTCGCGGACGCAGACTTGGATTTCATCGTGAACCCAAAGAACGAATACGAAGTTGCCGGACCATGGGTCTTCCCAGTTGTAGCCTAGCTTGTCGCAGCACTCTTCGAATGCGTCGGCCAGCCATCTCTTACAGAGGATTGCTCCAGCACTTTGGAGCATGAAGTTGAGAGCGGAGTGCTCGGAGCGCGTTGGGATGCGTCGGCCGTCGAGGCCGGGAACGCGTCCTAGCTTGGCTACCTGCTTGGATAGTTGTCCCTGCAGTTTGCCGAAGCCATCGATCCGCGTCAGAAAGGCATTTCGTACCGTCTTTCCGACTTTACGTAGCTCTGGTTCTCCGACTGGACCGATGCCAAAGAACTTGGCGTAAACGCTCTCGCCAGCCTCTCCGCAGGAGCGGCGTGCATTGAGTAGCGCTTCATAAATGATCGAACCAGCCATCTCATCGCCGCATCCGTAGATGTACGCGTAGATAAAGCGTTTAGAGCCGTCCTCTCTGACCACCGTATGGAGCTTGTTGTGCTTGTCACGTTCACCCTCCGCAAGACCCATGACCACGGCGTGAAGCCAATGGGGGTCTCCTTCGATCACTGTCTTCGCGTACGCGCCACCATCGTGCTTGTGCAGATAGTGAGCGAGAGCACGCAGCTCTAACCCCTGCATGTCGGCGCCGATGAACTTCCAGCCCTTGCGGGCATAGAAGAGCCTTCGGAACTGAACGCCGTAGGGCTTCTTCGCGCTGGGGACCTGCCCCAGGTTCGGGAACATGTGAGCACCACGTGACGTGATGGTACCCATGGGGTTGATCACGCCGTGGATGCAGCCATCTTCCTTCACGCAGTCGATGAGCGGATACTTGCTCGATTTCCCGCCAACTAGTTGCGACAGTCGCTTGTTGATCATCAGCAGCTCAGCGAGGCCTTCCATCTCTGGGAAGCGCGCTGTGATGCCTTCGATGACCTCTTCGTCCATCTGAGGCTTGCCACCGTCAGTGAACTTCGTTGGCTTCCACCCACGGTCAAGCAGCACCTTGGCAAGGTGGTCCCCACTTCCTGGATTGAACATCACCTGCTTGATCTTGGTGCAGGGGTATCCTTTGAACTTCTTGCCCACCACGTGGCCGTCTAGGTCCGTGATGTCCTCTGTGTCACCCCAGTAGCCCTTCTTCTTGTCAGCCTTCTTCGGCACGAACAGCGCCTTGGTCGGGTTGGGGCTGACAGGTGCGTACCAGTAGCCGTAGGTAGCCTTGAGCTTCCGTTCTAATACGTCCTTGCGTGACACCAACTCCACCTGAAGCTCAGCGGCGGCCTTGAGGTCGAACGGGACGCCCGCTTGCTCCATGGCATCACATACGCGGGCTACGCGATGCTCAAGCTCGATTGGTGGTGTCGCGTACTCGTGAGGCCTCAGGTGCTTCCACAGGGCGAACCCTGTCTTGCGGTCCTGCAGCATGTACTCATGCATGTCCTCGTTCCACTCACCCCAGACGTAGGCAAGGATGGCCTTCTCGTCCGTGATGCCCTGAGCGAGCGCCTGAGCGCGCCTGAGCTGAGCGTAGTCACCCTTGGGTTCCCCTAGGCGATAGCCCCAGGCTCCAATGGTGTGCCGTCCTTGGTAGTCCCTGCCGGGCGGCATCTTGCCCCGGAGGATTAGTGACTTGTCGGTCGCCTTCAGGTTCGGGAAGATCAGCCGCGAGAGGATCATGGTGTCCATGACCGACACTGAGGGCCTGGGCTTCCAACCTGTGAGCTTGGTGATCAGGGGGCCGTCGTGGCGCTTCCAGTTGTGCCCTATGATCATGTCCGCTTGGTCCAGAAGCGACACCATCTTGTCGGTCTCTCCTGGCCTGAAATCCCACTCCTCAAACGTGTCGACGTTGACAAAGCACGAGCAGTGGATTTTTGTGGCGTTAGCGACGAAGCCGTTGCTTTCTGTGTCTCCTAAGATGCGCATCTAGAAAGGAGTGTCCTCTTCCTTGTCGTGTGGATCGAATGGGCTCTCGGCTTCGAAGGGGCTCGCTAGCTCGTAGCAGCCCTTCTTCTTGTCCCAGGCAACGGTGTCAGCCTCCCCTGTATCGCCAGTGATGCGGCACTTGAGGAGACGCATGAGCGCTAGGTGCTTCTTCTGCTCGTCCTGCTGGTCGCGCTCCAGGGCCACAGCGTTGTGCGACAGCTGCTCTAGAGACGCACTTCCCCGGAAGTCATTGAGGCTCACCTGCCCGCCCTCGTTGAAGGACGTTCCAGGTTTCCTTTTGAGATGGACGATGGCGATGATCCCCATGCCTGTCTCCTTGGTGAAGGAGGCCAGCTTGGTCATGAGAATGTCGATGTCCTTGCGTTCACCCTCGGAGCCACTCTCGAGCCCTGAGGTCACAATGGACACGTGGTCCAGCACAGCGAAGTCGCAGCCGCACGCAGCCATGTAGTAGAGCATGGTCATCAGGCGGTCGCTGGCGAGCGAACCGAAGTGGTCGTAGAACATCATGTTGTCCCAGACCACGGCCTCCAGCGCGGCGTCCCAGAGGGGATCAGGGATACACTCGGGGTTGGCTAGGATGTTCTTGAGCGGCACACCAACGTGCAGGCCTACGTAGGCGTCCACCGAGGTGTCGTTATCCTCTTCAAGATAGATGTTCCCAATCTTCAGATTGTGAGCCACGCGCATGTGGTAGGCGATGTGGCGCGCAAGTGTGGACTTGCCGATCCCGGAGCCCGCAGTGAGCATCGTGATCTCGCCCTTGCGGAGACCCATCATCATTTCGTTGAGCTTGGGCCATGGCATCTCGTAGCCGGCCTTCCTGACCTTCTTCAGGCGCTCCTTGGTGAACGCCCGTCCCTCTACGATGCCATCGGGCCTGTAGACCTTGGCGTCCCAGAAGGCGCGTACGATGACGCCTGCGCCGTACTCAGGGTCCAGCAGGGCCTCATTGGCGTCCTTGGTCGGCAGGGTCATAACCTTGACCTTGCCTACAGGAAGCATCTCGCAGGCCTTCGCTAACGCCTTCTGTCCGGGCTCGTCGTTGTCGAAACACAGGACGATGTTCTCGAACCTGCAGAGCTTGTCGTAGTCCTTCTTGATGGCCTTCTCGACGGAGCCAACGCCGTTCGGCAGGGAGCCAACGGGCCATTTGTTGTCGAACACCTGAGAGACGGTGAGCATGTCAATCTCACCCTCGGTGATGACTACGCTTTTGCCCTTCTCAGGCCACAACCATGATCCTGTGATCCCTGGGTCCTTGCCGGCCGGTCCTATCCACGAGAAGTTTTTGTCCTTGTCGCGGGTCTTCTGGCCCAGCAGCTGGCCATTGGGTCCCCTGATGTTCTGGATGTGAACCTTGGAGCCGTACAGCTCGCCCTGCTGGTAGCCGAACTTCTTGCAGGTGTCCTCGCGGATGCCTCGTTTGATGAGGTCGGCGTAGTGCCCTGGGATGGGCGTCCAGTCCTTGGAGGCGTCAGGAGCGGCACCAGTGGTCTCGGCGCCGTCCTTGAACTGCTTCTCGCATACTTGGCAGAATGATCCGTCGTCGTAGACAGACAGTCCGTCCGATGATTTACCGCACGGGCATGGGTCGTGTCTAATGAAGCCCACGTCTCTCCTTCTTGATGCGAATGGTTTTGATGATGTCCTCGACGACGAAGAGCACGATGATCGTGCATATCGCCGACGCTATGAGGCCCAGCACCACCAGGAGCTTCCCGAACAGGAGAACTCCCAGCAGCACTGAGCCCATCAATTCGAACGGGGTCACTTAGTGCTTCGCGCCAACCAGACGATAGCTGGCGTACCTGCCGCCAACGCCGTCTTCTTTCATCGTGGTGGTGATTTCGTAGCCGGCCCGGCGAAGCTTCAGGATGACGTCAGACAGACGGGGCACGTGATACACCAGCATGCTCTCGTTGTTGGTGATGGTCTGGCCTGACTTCAGATGGTTCAGGATAACGCGGCACTGCTTGCCGAGGTTGATGTCGCAAGCGAGGTCCGAAGTAGTTCCGATGGTGAACGTGTCCGTCATGTCGTTACTTCCTCTTTTTATGTTCCTTCAGGAACGCTTTGATTTCGTCGATCCACTGTTGCGGCACGACCTTCTCCGACCACTTGAACCCATGGTCAGTCGCCCACTTGCCGTAGGTGGTCTTGCTGCCTGGGTAGATTTTCGAGCTGGCTCTGGAGAAGACGAAGCGGATGTCCAGCTCAGGATGTTGTTCCTTGAGCAGGATGAACTTCTGTCGTTCCTTCACTGCGGCGTCTTTCGACCCGCGCATCTGCCGTGCGCCGTTGTAGAAGGTCCCACCAAACTGACCTTTGGGCTCGAGGATGATGGGACAGTCTGCAAACGAGAAGTCTGGCAGGTACTTCGCTTCGCGCTCGGGGACGACGTAGCGTATCCACTGTGCTTCGTGGCCGTACTCTACGCCGTCCTCTGTGAGCTGCTCAGCGACATCCGCCTCAAGCTTACTCCGAAAAGTAGGCTCAAGGGTCAGTGCTGGCTTACTAGCCATCAGAAGTCTTCGTCTGCCTCGTCAGAGCCCTCAGCGCCGAACGGCGAAGCGTTCTCGCTATCCTCATCTGAGCCGTCGAAGGTGTAGCCTTCTTCCTCGGCTTCGAAGCGGTTCTCTTCACGCTGCACGAGCTTCAACAGCTGCACGGCGTTCATGTAGAGATTGATGCCGCCACCGAAGCCCGTGTAGGGATTGACAGTGACGTCCAGCTTGAGGATCGAGCCGCCGCCGATGATGACCTTGGCGGGGACCTTGTTGCCCTTGGCATCGAACACAGCCGGGCGATACTTCTCGCCAGAGGTAGCTTCCAGGGAGAGCAAGCCCGTCTTCTTGTCCTTCTTCCAGGGGAGCTTGCCGTCTTCCAAGTCAAACTTGACGAGCTGCTCTTTGAGGAAGTCGTCGACCTTACGGAAGTTGTCGTCGTTGTACTTCACGCGGGTGATGTAGCGGCGCTTCTCGGCACCGTTGGGTCGGCCCTTCTTGTCGGTGGGCTGATAGACGTCGACTTCGTTCAGCTTCGGCCAGACTGCTTCGCCGGCCGGCAGGATAATCGTAACTTTTTTAGTCATGAAATGTAGTTGGTCACTTCTCTTGTAGGGTGTCGATTACCAGCTAGCGTCAAAGCCGCCAGAGGTGTCGGAGAACGACGAGCTGCTGTCCGAATAGGAGATGGCGCTGTCGTATGATGGTGAGCTGTCCACGTAGCTGTCGTGAACAACGGTGGTGTGGTCGCTGTGCCCGTGCGAGAGGGCCTCACCGAGCAACATGCCTGTCACGAGGCCATTCATCGGGTCGTGGGCGTACATGGGAGCCGCGTAGCCCACCGGGCCAGGGTTAGGCATGGCAGCTGACGGGCGGTGGCTCATGAAGTGCTGAACCTCAGCCTCGGACGGGCGCGCAGGACGCGCTTCGGCGTACATCGCATCGTAGCGACGCAGGGTCAGCATCCGCTCTTCGGCATCCAGACGGTCCTGGCGCATGGAGCGCACGAACGCGAACACGATGGCCACGAGGCCGATGACGAACATGGCGCCGAACACGAGAGCAGGCGTGCTGATGTGCAGGTGGTGGGTGGGCTCCATTAGGAGACGAGCGCCTTGATCTGCTCAGCGACCTTGGTGGCCTTCTCGGAAGCGGTGTGCGCAGCGTCAGCGAGCTGCTCATAATGCACTGCAGCCTTCGTGTGGGCCTCGGCTGCGGCCAGATTGACCTCAGCGGCGCGCTCCAACTTGGTAACTGTGCTGGTGAACGAGGCGATGATGGCCTCGACGTCGTGCTCGATGACCACAGACGCCTTGATGAAGAAATTCTTGAAGATCATTAGTCGTTGTTTCCTATTAGGCTTTGAATTGTGAGGTGCAGCCGCGCCATGAGGCGAGCAGGTCCCCGTTGCAGACGGGGTTCTTCTTGGTGATCCGCTCTGGGCCTTTGAAGCCACGCGGGTAGACCCAGGTGCACCTGGGGCCGTCAGCTGCAGTGATTGGAGCCTCAGGTGCGCAGGCACCCAAGGCCAGTATCGTTAGGAGCACGAGTGCCCTAGGCATTCCTGTAGGCCTTCATGAACTCGCGGTGAAAATTCCGCCGCTCTTCCTTGCTCATGCGGTAGAGGTCGAAGGTCACAGGCTGACCATCAGCTCCGCGAACGGTGACGTCGAAGCGCGAGGCTCCCATGTGGATGGTGACGTGGTTCTTCATTTCATTAGCTCCGTGAGGATGAAGTAGGCCAGTTCTTTAGCCTGTGCGCGGTTAAGGCCCACAGTGTGCAGGCGCCTACGGTCCTCCTCCTGTGTGAGCAGAACGAAGGCGTAGTCGTGCGGGCCTGTTGTCCGAGTGCCGCCCGCGTAACTGTCGAGTTGAAGCTCACACCCCTCACCGTCTACGCACTTGATGTCCGTAATGCTCATTTGCCTGTGCTCCTGAGCTTGTCCGCGATGCGGATGTGACGGGTGTAGGTCTCGTAGTCGCGCTTCCGGTAGGCCTTGAGGGCCATGGTCGCATGCCAGTCGGCTGCGTTCTGCAGTGTGGTGGTGTTCACGCTGACTTCCTCTGCTGATGTTCGGCGTTGAGTGCCTTAGCAATGGCTGCGGCTTCCTCTGGCTTCAGGTTGGAGGCCAC